GTCTCAGGCCACTGTTCATCCCAGCGGTCGACCGAAAAAGCCCAGGCGAGATAGGGCAGGAACGACGCCGGGCAGGCGTCCGGGTTCCACAGTTGGCGGACAGGGACCGACAACGCGCTGATATCTCCGCACGCCTTAGCAAGTCGGCGCTCCAGCGTGGACGATCCGGGAGGCAGCAGGCTGTTATTCATCACTGCCCCCGGTCAGCACCTGCCAGCCGGTGCAGTAGGCGGCCTGGGTGCTGTCCAGCACCACGTCGGCCGTCGGCGACAGCAGTTCCACCCGCTGCACGCCCTCCACATGCAAGGCGGCATACAGCGCGGAAAGCCGGATATCTCGGCCCAGCCGGCGCTGGGCGGTGATGTAACTTTGCAGTCGCGTCTGCGCTGCGGCACGAACGGGTTCGGCCTCCGGTCCCGGATAGAGATAGAGCCGGGCCTCCACGGCGTAAGCGATAATCGTGGCCGTTTGCACCGTGACCCGGTCAGCCACCGGGCGCACCGCCTCGTCGTTCAACGCCTGACTGACGACGGCCAACAGCTCGTCCGAGGCGGTGCCGTCCCCCTCGCGTGATAACACGGTGACGGTCACCGCCGCCGGAGCCGGACTGATGGCGCTGGCATCGGAGACGCGCCCGTCGGCGCTCAGCGCATGAAACTCATAGGCGCCGGTCGGTCCGGCCACGCTCAGCCCTTCGAACGCGGCGGGGATCCGCTGGCGCAGGTCGTCGTCGCTTTCCATCACGGCGTCGACGGGCGGGATGGATGACGTATCCGCCGGCGTCACAGTCAGGCGCTGCACGTTGACGTTGGTGGCCAACTGGTCCAGATCGCTGCCCAGCGCATAGGCCACCATGCAGGCTTTGGCGGTTTCGTTGATGCGTTGCAGCAGCAGGATCTCCCGGTAGGCGCTTTCCTGCAGCAGCTTCACCATCGGCTCCGATTCCAGCGCCAGCGTCGCGGCGACCGCCGCCTGTTCATCCTCGGGATACAGCGCCAGCAAGGCCGCTTTGCGCGCGTTAAACACGGCGTCAAAGTCCGGCACCTCGACGATAGCCGGGGCCGGCAGTTGGGACAGGTCAATCAGGCTCATGCGGTACTCCCTACCGGAATGGACAGGCTCAGCGACTGGCCGTCGGTCAGCTCGCCGGTCAGCTCAACCGCCAGACTTCCGTCAAAGCCGGTGTGCAACTGGACGGCACTCAAACGGACGCGCGGCTCCCAGCGGTTCAGCGCGGTGTAAATGGCGGACATCACCTGCAGGCGCGTCGTGTTGTTTTGGGGCTGGTCGATCAGCGCCGACAGCAGCGAGCCGTATTCCCGCCGGGCCAGCCGGGAGCCGACCGGCGTCATCAGAATATCGCGCATCGACTGGCGCAGATGGTCGCTGTCCGTGACCCGCTGGCCGGTGCGTTGTGCCATACCGAGATACCGCATTACATCGGCCCTCCTGTGAGGCTGGGGCCGGGCAGTATTCCGCTATGAACGTGGGTGTGAACCACGACGCCGTTAGAACGCATCGCGCCGCCGGACTGCGTAACGGGGCCGTTGATGGTGGTCTGGCCCGCGTCAATGGTCAGCTGTCCGGTGGTCAACGCGATGCTATCGGCTGCCTCAATCGCCACGCTTTTAATGCCGCGGATCAGCAGGCGGCCGTTTTCCGGCTCGTATTCGAAGTGGCCGCCGTCGGGAAACCGCGTCACCAGCGCCTCATCCGAGGTCGATGGCGGCGGGTTTTCCGAGGAGAAGATGGCCGGCAACACAAAAGCCGTGGTGAGTTCGCCGCCGAGACTCAGCAGCAACACCTGTTCGCCCGGCGACGGTTTCCACCAGGTACGGGCCGTGCCGGCGCGCGTGGTCAGCCAGTTGAGCCAGCCGGTTTGCAGGTTGCCGGTTTGCACCCGACACAGCCAGCGTGTGTTATCCACGTCCGTGATAACGCCGGTGCGCACGATGTTCAGCAGCAGACGCATGATTTCAGTGAGTTGTTCGTTCATGAGGACAGCCTGCCAGCAATAACGCGATCCCTCACCGGTCGGCCATTGTGCGGTGCAAGAGACAATTTAGCGGCCAAGGTGGGCGACTATCTTATCGGCGATGAGCCGGGTCTGCTGTTCATCCAGCCCCAGCAACTGCCGTTGTGCGTACTGGACCACCGCGCCGCCCGGTCGGACCCGATCCCGCAAACCATAGTGATGCACGCGGGCAATCCGCTGCACCGCGCCGGCAAACTCCACGCCGGCCACGTTGGACGAGGCGGTGGCTTTCAGGTATTTGGCCGTGCGCAGCTTGCTGAACATCTGACGGCGGATCCGCCCGGCTTTGTTGCGTGACGTCGCGCGTCGCGGCGCGTAGGCGGTGCCGTCGGGATTTTTTTGCAGGCGGATGCGGGCCTGTTGCTGTTGGCGCAACGTACGGGCCACCTCGCGCATCAGCGTTTTACGCTCGCCGGCCGACAGCCGGGTCAACAGCGCCGTCAGCCATTCATCCAGACGCTGCGTGTCAGCCATGCGGCACCGTCCAGCATTCTTCGAACGGTGCCGGCTCCGGGATAGCGGCCACCATCTGGGCGCCATCCCGTTCGCTGATCAGCACCCGTTCCGTCAGTTTCAGGTTGATACTGAGATCGCAGCTTTGGTGATTGAGGATATCGACCTCGAAGCTCAACGCCGGGTCGCGGCTGTCCGCGGACGCCAGCGCATCCGGCTGATGCTCCCGCAGCCAGTGCAGGATGGGCGCCATCAGCAGATTCTGGTCGCCGGCAAAATCGGTAATGACCATATTCAGCGTGTAGCGATACTCCCAGGAGAGCGACGGCGCCAGCGTGCTGATCACCGCGCCGTTGTCGATGAACAGGTGCAGGCACTCCGGGTTAGCGCTAATGGCCGGCACCGCCTCAGTCAGGGCGCGGCGCAGCGACTGCGGTTTTTGCATCGAAGGACTCCTGACAGGCAAGGATGATATCCACCTGATCCGCGCACAGGGCCAGCGCGGCTTCGGTGGCGTCCAGTTGGTTATTCAGGTCGCCGTTGGTCAGCGGGCTGGCCGCCGGAAACCGGCAGGGCGTCAGCCTGGGACAGCCATTGACGGTAAGCGTGACCGCCGGCGAGGGCGGGACGCTGGCGCAGCCGGACAACATCAGCAGGCAGCCGAGCATCAGCCCAGCGCCGCACCTCTTCATTTTCACGGGTTAACCTCGCTATGGTTTTTTGTCGGGCGGCCAGCGCCGTCTGGGTATCAGCGGCCAGCGCGCGCAGCCGGGCCTGTGCTTTGTCGTTACGTTCGGCCAGCGCGTTTAATTCCCGCAGCTGGCGCTCGCGTTCATCCAGCGCCGCGCGTTGTACCGTCAGCGTCATCGACTGCCGATCGGCAATCATCTGTATGTGGTGCAGTCGCCAGGACTGCATCCCCAGCGCCACGGCCAGCAGACCGAGGACGACGGCGCGCCAGTGGGACAGTAGCCAGGAGAACGCCGTCATAGCGTGACCCGCTCGCGCACCCAGCCATACAAAAACGCCTCGTTGGCGGCGCGCTGCTCGGCCAGCTCCAGATAGCGGGCGCCCTGGCTGCAGTTCAGCGCGCGCAGCAAGACGCGATGACCGTCGGCCCCGCGCGCATCCAGATACTGACGTAAGGCGGTGAGGGTCCGCGGGCCGATATTGCCGTCCGGCTGCAGGTCCGGGTAAAGGCGGCCGCCGTCGTTCAACGCCGTCAGCCAGCGCTGGAGCCAGCGCGTTGATACGCCCGGCCCCATGTTGATGCCGGTATCGCACAGCTCCGCGGCGATAGCGGGCGACACCTCCGCCACCTGGTCATAGCGCGGGCCGTACCAGTAATCCGCCTCGTAGATCGCCAGCGCCGCGTCGCGCGTCAGGGCGCGCATCTCGCCCTGATACCCGTGCGCTCGTGCCACCGCTTCGGTCACGCCCCAGTGCGTCGGGCCGCCCTTGTCCGCCGGGTGATCGACATAGCCCCCTTCGCGGGAGAGGATGGCATTAAAGATGTCTGTCGCTGTCATGGCTGATGCTCCTTGATGGATTATTCCGCCGGGCCGTTGCCGGAGGGATTGCCGTCGCTCCAGCGCTTGGCGCGCCGCTGGATAATCAGCTCTACGGTTTGATAACCGGCGATCCCCAGCGCCGCGCCGATGCCGTTGATGGCGACCGGCGACAGGTCGGGAAACTGCACCAGCGCCACGCCCGCGATCATGGAGACGAAGCCGCCCAGCAACACGCGGCCGACAAACAGGCGCAGGGTGACCGGTTCGCCGCCGGCCAGCACTTTGCCGCAGGCGATCAACACGCCGATGATGAACAGCGACAAAATGTTTTTTTCAGGTTCATTCATGATTCAGTCCCAGAGTCGTACGGTCTGCTGAACGGGCGCCGACACCACGTCGGGAAGCTCCACCCAGAGGCCGTGAGGTAAAAAGGGGCCGTGCTCAGCCAGCCCCGGATTAGCGTTCAACACCTGCTCGGTCACGCCCTGCGTGCGCCCGTAGTAGCGCCAGCACAGGGCGTCGACCGTGTCATACTGCTGCGCACGCACTTTCATCAGATCAGCTCGACCGTGCAGTGCGGCGCATCCTGCACCCGGCTGATCGCCCAGCGCGCATCGCGCCACAGCTCGCCGCTGGCTTCCGCCAGTTCCTCGCCGCGTTTGACGCCGGACGCCGTGGCGTCGTAGTCCTGATAACGTTCATTCAGCACGGCGCGCGCCCAGCAAAACACGGCGTTCTGGTAGTGCTGCAGGCGCACGCTGTTGCCGTCCAGTGCTTCGGCCGGCACGGCGGCCAGCGTGAGATACCCCTGCCTTTGCTGGCGTTGGCGGAAGTCGAACAGCTCGGCGTTGACCTCTGACATGGCCGTCAGCACCACCTGCTTGAGACGCGGCGACGTCATGGTGCCGTCGGTGCGCATCACGCTGCGAAACGCCGACAGATCCACGTCCGGCCAGAACGGCGTGTTTTCGATGGTCTCCGCCTGTTCCGGCGCCGGTTCGGGCGCAACAAACTTCATGCGGCTTTCTCCTGAATAAGGGGGCGGTGAACGGGGTTTTGATGCGGCGCTGCCTGTCGCCACCCCGTGCCGCCCGTGCGCGGGGCACGTTCCGTTAGCGGTCGTTGCGCAGTTTGCGCTCCAGCTGCTGTTTGTCTTTTTTCACGCCGCAGCGGGGATCGAGTTGCAGCGCATGCGTGAGGTGATTGAGGGCCGCGGCCGGATGGCTGTCGCTCAGCACGCCGCCGAGGGCTTTGTGCAATCGCGCCCGCGACTGGTCCGGCATATCCAGCCCGTCCGTCAGGTCCAGCGTTTGCAGCAGCAGGTCGGCGTCGAAAGCGGCCGAGGCGACCAGGGCGTGTTGCGCCGCGTCGGCGATCTCCTCAACCAGCACGGTTTGCACGTTGCGGTTGCCGATCGGCATCACCCAGCCGTGACGCAGCGCGTGACGTCCGAGGGTGAGCGCGCCGGCATAATCCCCGGCATCAATGCGCCACAGCATCACGAACATCAGGACGTCATCCTGCTGCGTGCCGCCGGCCGTCAATACGCCCTCGGCCCAGGCGGCGTACTTCGGCAGCAGCTCGACTTTGAGTTCGGCCTTTTTAACCGTGGACTGAACGCCTTTCAGGCGGCGGCGATCTTCCGCCAGTTGCAGCAGCATCAGGTCATAGCCGGTCGCGTGGCCAACACTGCCGCCCTGCCGGGCGGCCTCCTTTGCCTGGATAAAACGGGTATGGGTACGAAAGGGATTCGTCACGGATCACGCTCCGCTTTCATTGCTGCCTGCGACGGGCGTTTCCGCTGCGACGGTTTCCGGCTCTGCGCTCATGGACTTGACCACGCTGGCCGCCACCGTCGCGATGCGTTCAATCTCGGCATCGCTCAGCGCTTCATGGGTGTCGGCATCAGCGGCAGTCAGTAACTCAATGTTTTCGATCAGGCAGGTGCAGTCGTAGTCCTCAACCACATACGCTTCATTGACGGATTCGAAGTTCTCCACGCGATCGCGCTTCGGATTGTCAATGACCGCCCGGCGGCGGGTGTCTTCCTGCCAGTAGATGGACAGGTTATCCAGACGGGTGATCAGCAGCGCGTTGGCGGGGAAGAAAGGCGCACGTACGGCGGGCAAATTGCCGATGCGCTTTGAACTGATAATCAGGTCGGCGGCGATTTTCTCGCTGTTGGGCTGGTCCTGATTGACCAGCGGGAAATATTTGTCGGCCAGCAGCTCGCGACCGCAGATCACCACCAGTTCGGTGTCGTCCTGATACTGCACGGCAATTTTCTCGCTGACGGCCGCCATCACCATCGCGTCGAGGTTGTGGAACACGCCGCCTTTGCCGATGGTGATCTTCTCGCCAATCACCGTGCCATCTTCGGCAATCACCTGACTCATCACCTGCGAGGGTTTTTCCTGACGGATTTTTTCCAGCCAGCCGATATTCACGTCCTGCAGCAGCGGGTTTTGCACTCGGTTGGAGGTTTTTTCACGCTTCACGCCGTTGAAGCCGATCATGATGCGGTCCAGCGCCTGACGCTTCACGATGGCGTCGCGGATGCGCACCTGAAAGTCCTGGAACTTCGCCCACATATCCAGTTTCGGGTAAGGCAGCGCCGTATCGAAGTTGGTCTGCGTGCATTTGTAGCCATCGCCGTCGATGTAGGTCGGGTCGGTCGGCTCACGCTCTTTGGTGCTGGTATCGGTGGTGCCGGCGATGGTGCTGCCGATCCCCAGCCCCAGACGTTCGCCGCTTTGCTCGTCGACCGGCACCACGTTGATTTCCGTCAGAAAGGCGGAGGATTCCTGAATTTTAGACTCCAGCGTCTGCGTGACCGACGGCTCAACGGTGAACTTGCTGTTCAGGTCCGACAGGCTGACGTCGTTGATTTTTGCCAGCTGCGTCAGGAAGGCGTTGAACTTGAATTTGGTTTCTTTTTTCATCTGCTTGTCTTCTCGATTCGTAAAAGGGAAAGGCGCGCCGGCCTTATCAGCAGTCGGTCAGCGCTTCGCCGGCGCCCTTGCCGCCCGGTGTTTTGGGGCGAACATCTTGTCGGCTGTCTTCGCGGCTCAGCGTTTGCTCCAGTGCCGCAAACGCGGCCTGCTGCGCTTGCAGGGAAGACTCCAGCACGGCGAGGCGGTCGGCCTGTTCGGTCAGGGCCTGGTCGGTGCGATCGCTCAGGTGCTGTTGCTCCGTGACGACCAGCTCCACGGCGTTATGCACGTCGGAAAATCGCGCGTCGTCGGACTGCGCTTTTTTGGTGAACAACGCGGTGACGCGGGTAAACAGGGAGGGTTTATCGTCGGGGATCGCTTCCAGCTCGATCACCGTTTCAACGGCGGCGGTAAACAGGTTGCCGGGATGCTGCTTGCGGTTCGCCAGCGGGTTATGCGCCGCACTGGCGCTGAACGTCAGCATTTCGGTGCCGAGGCTGGCCGGGTCGTCGGTCACGGCCAGGCCGACCAGATAGGCTTCGCCGGTATCCGCAAATTCCGGGTTCACCTCAATCGAGGTATAAATTTTCTGCCGCGCCTGGGTCATGGCGACCAGCTCATCGGTCGGGTCGATATAGCCATACAGCGCCAGCTTGCCTTTCAGCGGGCCGTCGCCAATCTCTTCGGCTTCCACTTTGGCTACGTCGCCGAACCGGCGAAATGCGCTGTCGGCGGCATACCCGCGAATGTGCTCCATGTTGATGCGCGCGCCGTACAGGGTCGGGTCGTAGTTCTTCGCCATCTGCGAAATCCAGTCGCGCGAGATCACCCGCCCGTCGGTCGTGGCGCCTTCCACCGCGATGCGAAAACGCTTTGCTTTCACTGTCATGAGCCATGCTCCGTTAAAAAAACTGTCTGGAGCCTTATGGTTGCGGTGATGGGGGGAGCGAGACAACGCGCGCACCTTGTGCGGTTAACGGCACAAGCGGCCGTCAGGGAAAGCCGGTGATCAAGACCGTAGGCTTGTGCCATGAACTCAACACTGACCCCCGCAGATCTCGATCCCCGTCGGCAGGCGATGCTGCTGTACTTTCAGGGATACCGTGTCGCCCGCATTGCTGAAATGCTGGGAGAGAAACCCGCAACCGTTCACAGCTGGAAGAAGCGCGACAAGTGGGGAGAGTATGGGCCGCTGGATCAGATGCAGCTCACCACCGCCGCGCGTTACTGCCAGCTCATCATGAAGGAGCAGAAAGAAGGAAAGGACTTCAAGGAAATCGACCTGTTGGCGCGCCAGTCCGAGCGGCACGCCCGGATCGGCAAATTTACTCACGGCGGCAACGAAGCCGACCTGAACCCGAACGTGGCCAACCGCAACAAAGGCCCGCGTCGGCCGCCGGAAAAGAACCTCTTCACCGACGAGCAGCTCGAAAAGCTGCAGGCGATTTTTCACGATTCGCTATTTGCCTACCAGCGCCACTGGTATGAGGCCGGCAACCGTCACCGCATCCGTAACCTGCTCAAATCGCGCCAGATTGGGGCGACCTTCTTCTTTGCCCGCGAGGCGCTAATTGATGCGCTCACCACCGGGCGTAACCAGATATTCCTGTCGGCCAGCAAGGCGCAGGCGCACGTCTTCAAGCAGTACATCATCGACTTCGCCAAAGAGGTCGACGTGGAGCTGAAAGGCGACCCGATGACGCTGAATAACGGCGCGTGCCTGTACTTCCTCGGCACCAATGCCCGCACGGCACAGAGCTATCACGGCAACCTGTATCTGGACGAATATTTCTGGATCCCCAAATTCCAGGAACTGCGCAAAGTCGCGTCCGGGATGGCCATCCATAAAAAATGGCGTCAGACCTACTTCTCGACGCCGTCCAGCCTGACCCACAGCGCCTATCCATTCTGGTCCGGCGCGCTGTTCAACCGGGGCCGCGCCAAAGCGGACAAGGTAGATATTGACCTGACCCACGGCAATCTGTCCCCCGGCCTGCTGTGCCCGGACGGGCAATATCGGCAGATCGTCACGGTAGAAGACGCGGTGCGCGGCGGCTGTAACCTGTTCGACCTCGACCAGCTGCGCAGGGAGTATAGCCCGGACGAATACCAGAACCTGCTGATGTGCGAATTCATCGACGATCTGGCGTCGGTGTTCCCGCTCAGCGAGTTGCAGGCGTGCATGGTGGACAGCTGGGAAGTGTGGGCCGATTTTCAGGCTTTGGCGCTGCGGCCGTTCGGCTGGCGCGAAGTGTGGATCGGCTATGACCCGGCGAAAGGCACACAGCACGGCGACAGCGCCGGGTGCGTCGTGGTGGCACCGCCGACCGTGCCGGGCGGTAAGTTCCGCATTCTGGAGCGTCACCAGTGGCGCGGGATGGACTTCCGCGCCCAGGCCGAGGCCATCCAGAAACTGACCCGGCAATACAACGTGACCTATATCGGCATCGACTCGACCGGCGTCGGTCACGGCGTCTATGAGAACGTGAAAGCATTCTTTCCCGCCGTCCGGGAGTTTGTCTACAACCCCAACGTCAAAAACGCCCTGGTGCTTAAGGCTTACGACATTATCAGCCATCGCCGCCTGGAGTTCGACGCCGGTCACACCGACATCGCGCAGTCGTTCATGGCCATTCGCCGCGCCACCACAGCCAGCGGCAACCGTCCCACCTATGAGGCCAGCCGCAGCGAAGAAGCCAGCCACGCCGATCTGGCCTGGGCGACGATGCACGCACTATTTAACGAACCGCTGCAGGGCGAAGCCGCCAATACCAGCAACATTGTGGAGATTTTTTAATGGGCAAACGTAAGAACCGCGCGCATGCGCCGCAGCAACCGATGACCAACGGCGCGGCGGCGGAAGCCTTCACTTTCGGCGATCCGGTGCCGGTGCTGGACCGTCGCGAACTGCTCGACTACGTGGAATGCGTACAGATGGATCTCTGGTATGAACCGCCGGTGAGTTTCGACGGGCTGGCGCGCACGTTCCGCGCCGCCGTGCATCACAGCTCGCCGATCAATGTGAAGCGCAACATCCTGACCAGCACGTTTATCCCGCATCCGCTGCTCAGTCAGCAGGCGTTCAGCCGTTTCGTGCAGGACTATCTGGTGTTCGGCAATGCCTATCTGGAGAAGCGCACCAACCGGCTCGGCGGAGTGCTGTCACTGGAGCCGGCGCTGGCAAAATACACCCGGCGCGGCGTCGATCTCGATACCTACTGGTTCGTGCAGTACGGCCTGACGACGGAGCCTTATGAATTTACTCAGGGCAGCATTTTTCACCTGATGGAGCCGGATTTAAATCAGGAAGTCTACGGCCTGCCGGAATACCTGTCCGCCATCCCGTCGACGCTGCTGAACGAGTCGGCCACGCTGTTCCGCCGCAAGTATTACCTCAACGGCAGTCACGCGGGATTCATCATGTATATGACCGATGCGGCGCAGAATCAGGAGGACGTGAACAACATCCGCCAGGCGATGAAAAGCGCCAAGGGACCGGGCAATTTCCGCAACCTGTTTATGTACTCGCCGAACGGCAAAAAGGACGGCATTCAGATCATCCCGCTGTCCGAGGTGGCCGCGAAAGATGAGTTTTTGAATATCAAGAACGTCAGCCGCGACGACATGATGGCTGCGCATCGCGTGCCGCCGCAGATGATGGGGATCATGCCGAGCAATGTCGGCGGATTTGGGGATGTGGAGAAGGCAAGCCATGTTTTTGTTCGCAATGAACTGATGCCCTTACAACGTCGTTTGGAGGAACTGAACGCCTGGCTTGGCGACGAGGTGATCCGCTGGCAGCCATACATACTGGAGCAGAAAGGAGACTAACTCCCCGAGTAATTCCCCCCTTACAGC